CGGGTCTCAAAAAGTTAGACACTGCTTTTAAAGTATTTCATTTAAGTAGCAAGAATTCCCCCATCGGTATACCAGCCCTGTTATCATCTGTAAAAGAAGCGTCTTACGTGAAAGAGACTGATCTTATTTCTAAAATCAGGACTCTCTCAGGTGATGAGTTAGCTAACCATATTTCTATAGTTGCTGATCACCCGGGTCTTTTAGAGCATATAACTTCTAAAGTTAAACCAAGGTTTCCCTTGGAGACTTTAAGAAGGTTAAGTGCTATTCCAGATAAGGAAGGTAAGACAAGGATCATTGCGATCCTTGATTACTGGTCACAAACGGCTTTAAAACCTGTTCATGACCACTTTCTGGAAATCTTGAAGTTAATACCTCAAGACTGCACATTTAACCAAGGTAATATACCTTTGGATAGAATTACTGGTCAAGTCTTCTCCTTTGACTTAACCAACGCAACGGACCGTTTTCCAATCTCCTTACAGAGAAAGGTAATGGAACTTTTCGTCGGAAAAGAAAAGGCAGACGCTTGGTGCTCAATACTCACTGATCTACCGTTTTACAGCAATGGTAATAAGAATAAGATTACCTTTGCCGTAGGACAGCCCTTAGGGGCTTATTCCTCTTGGCCCGTGTTTACTTTCTGTCATCACATAGTTGTTCGTGTTGCTATGCAACGCGCTCTCTATGAGGAGACGCACGCGTCACTGTGCTACAGGATACTTGGTGATGATATAATCATAACCGACTCCAAAGTGGCAGATCATTACCTGAAAATAATGGTCGGATTAGGAGTAGAGGTAACCTAGGGAAGACATTCATTTCTGACGTCTTCTTTGAGTTCGCTAAAAGGCACTTCCTAAAACTAGGAGGGACCTTCACTGAAGTGACTGGGTTTCCCTTTGCAGGGTTAATCCAATCATTATCAGCTCCATACCTGGCTTCACAATACTTTAAAGGTATAATGAACAAAGGTTGGGGTGAGTTAAACAGCTTACTAAATACTCCTGGTGTATATAACTCTTTTAGGAAGTCTCTCGGATCTAAAGCATCAGCTAAAGAACTGAGGGATTTCCATTTATCACAGTATACTGTGCGTACAATTAAGGAAGCTGAGATATTCTGCGAAGAATTCTCAGGGCTTAACCCCTTCTGTAACAATAAGTCCAG